TGCCACCTTATCCGAGCGATAAGATGATAACCAAAATTCTTTTATTGCTTTCATGTAAATATCTCCTTCATAATTAGTTTACACTCAGTTTCATTATAATTAATAAAACCCCTTAACTTGGCCATCTTAAATGCGATTTTAGGCCATACAACTTTTTCGTTAATATCTTTAGACCAATTTTTACTATACGATAAAATTGAATCAATAATGATGGCGGTCTGGATATTAATTTTCCTTTGAATAAGTAAGCGTAACATTGTTGGATGTTGTCCATTATTACACCGTAACACATCATTAAACCTAGCCATATCGCCCCCAATGTTATCATAGAGTAGGCTACAATCGCTTCGAAAGTGATAACTAACCGATTCTTTATACTTTCGATACTCCAAATAGTTTCCTTTGCCATCATTTTCTAATAAACTCTTTACCCATTTCTTATCATCTTTTGCGAAATTAGCCACAAAGAAATCAAGTATTTCATCTTCTTTATACTGTTTACTAAGCTTATGAAAAAAGTACCTATCATTCCTGCTTGTAAATGTATCCAGTTTCGCATTGATTTTGCCTTCATACTTATGATAATCATATGAAGCCGAAGTAAAATGTAACTTGACGGCCAAGTAAGTTTTATATACTGAAAATCCATCATACATTTCTATTCCTTCTAAAGTATCTACGCCATAATGCTGACCTTGTCATTGACACCACGGTAAATATTAAAGCAATACCCATACTATCAAATATGGTAGGGTGTAAATCAAATAATGGAAATATTAATAACTGTATAAGAACAGCCAATATAAAACCACTACCTACATCTATTACACTTTCAAATATATCTCTATTCATTTAATTTGTATTCAAAGTTTTGTGTTTCATTATTAATATGTATTTGTTTGGCACCATTTCTAATATGAAAATGTGTAGCCATTGTAGTCAATGGTGATAAAGTTACCAATCTACTAAAATTTTGTGTGTCAGCCCACTCGGCAAGTTTTTTAATAATTTCTTTACCTGCACCTCGTTTCCTAGACCATACAGTATAAGCAACAACAATTTCGCCTCGCTGACCATCTTGGTTGGCAGCTTGTGACATATAATCCATTTCTCTTACTGTATAAGGAACCTCTGGACATAATGCAACACATACAATCGCCTCAATCTCATCATTATACTTTAGACCAAATATTTTACGGCCGTGCATAATACGGAAACCAAGGGTCAGCTCAGGTCTTACAGGATCCTCTGATACATCTATGTCATCTAATTCGACAAGTTCAGTACCTTTGACCCATTTAAAAAAATCTTCAATATTATCTTTAAACTTTTTCATCTAATAAACACTTTGCACTTATTGGAAAATGGTCAAGTAAATGTCTTGCCATTTGTTGAGTTACCATTCTTGTTTCTTCTTGTGAATCAGGTTTATTTCTTAAATTACACACTCTAGCAAAAGCCATAAGTGAGCCTGTCCAATACCACTCTGTCATCATATTTTGTGGTAATACCATTCTTGCCATTTCAGGAGCAATTCCTTCTTTAATCATTTTTTCATATGTATTCTTTGCCTCATCTACTAAAGGCATAATATCATATTCATATTCTAGTTCACTTGAACCTTGCTTTTTATTTTCTGGTTTACCACGCCACATAAATGGCACATAAAACTCTGGTTCATAATCAACATATCTTCGACTTACTTCATTCCAAACAAGACCAACTTGATGTTTTACCAATTGTCTTGCAACAAAAATAGGTGCTTTAATTAAAAACTGTAATGTTGTATGTCCAAAAGGTGACCAATGGTCATGGTCTGCAAGATACTTAATTAACTTTTCATCACCTTGGTCAATTACATCTTTTCTTTTTGAAAATGAAACACGAGCTGCATTTACAACTGATAAGTCACTTCCCATTTTATCAATTAATTGTATGTTCATTATAATGGCAACTTTCCTTGTGGCATAGAAGCAGAACCTTTTAACAGTTTTAATGTAATAGCTTCTGCTTTGATTTTTTCTTTTAGGGATTTTGATACCATACTACCTACGGTACCGGGGTCTAGGTCGTTTTCTTTACAAAATTCTAAAATGGCGTCCATAAGACTACATCTTTTTTCTTTTGCTAATCGTTCTATTTTTTGACTAAATTCTTTACTGTTCATAATCTCTCTATTATATACTATTATTGTTCAAATGTAAAGCGTGGATTGTTTCTGTTACGAGGTACAATCCACAAAACCCTAAACAGCCTAGGCTGCTAATGCAAAGTTATTATCGTTTGCGTTTAATTAGCATGAAAGGTTGCCACCTATTAATCTCTTACAATTTTCTCAACACCTGTCGAAACCTGTATCAGCCCCATCATAAGCACACTCTGTAAATGTGTTTATGGTGGAGCTGGAGGGAATCGCACCCTCGTCCAGTATGTCTACCATAATTGTCGTCAACGACTAATTCTTTTATAAGTTTAAACCTTTACCATCAAAGTTTGGATTGATAGTAGTATCAAAACTTATGTATATTATACAAGCTTCTGAACCATCAGGTGCTTGCATAGTTACCATTTGTTGTGTTGTTCCTTGTTTTAACCAATGTGTTACCACAAAGGCAATATCGTTTTCTTCTTTACCACCAACTTTACCAAATGATACACTAAAAGGTGTCCACCCTTGTTCACTACCATATTCCATGACAGTTTTTGTATCGCCACATATAATCGGAGCAGCCGATTGGTAAAATTTATAATGGTCATCAGCTGTTGCACTAACTGAAAACAATGCTACTGCTACGGTTGATAGCATTCCCATGATAAGTCCTGTTATGATTTTCATGTAAGCCCTCCTACTAAAGATAGGGACTATGATTGACTAGTAATTTTATCTTTATTTAGCTCTTCATAATATTTATAAAAACCAGCAATTTGCTCTTTTAAAGGCTCGATAAAATCTTTCTTTTCTTTAATGTATGTTTGTGCCGTACCGTCTTCACAGGCAATAAGGACAACAATTTGTTCTATGGGAGTTCCGAATAGCTCTTCATACATAATAGCATAAGCAGTACATTGTTGAAAATAACCTTGTACCCAATCCTCTTGCTTAAATTTATTAGAGGTCTTAAAATCAATTACAGAAAGTTTGCCTTCATATTCTGCAATACAATCGACCTGACCAGCAAGTGTTAATTGTTTACTATACATAATTGCTTCTAGCAAATGTACATTGGTAATTTTATCAACATATGGTTTAATAAGTCTGAATAGACCTAAAGGCAATACTGCTCTTTCACTTGGTGTTTCTGATTTAATATATTGTTCAATCAGATTGTGTGTGGCTTTACCACGAGCTGCCGCTCTACGCATTTCATAATTGGCAACATCTTCACCAATTGACTCACGCCATTTTTTGATACCGTCACCGGTGTTATAACCTAATACTGTAGTGACCGAAGGATAATTATGACCCTCAATGTCATAAAACCTAAATCCGTCAATACGCTTACCTTTAGTTTTTGGAAGTTTTGATTCATCCAGTTTTACAAATTCAAACGCCATTATATTCTCCTATTTAATCGTTCTCACTATTATATACCATTCACAACTGAATGGCAAGTCTTAAATGCCTTTTTTTGCATAAAGGCCGTTAAGATAATCTCTTTCGGCCTTAAAAGGTTTATCTAGCTCTCAGCTAGTTAGTTTCTTCGCTAGTTCGGTTGTTTCATCAACTCGTCTAGTCCAACCTCTACCAAATGTAGCAAATGTACTTAATTTTTCATAGTACGATTGCCTTGCTTCTTGGTAATTTTCGATACTTTTTTCAATACCATGTTTTTCAACATATTCTGCAACTGCTTTTAATGTATTTGGTCCAATACCACCATCTGCAACTGTACCAATCATTGTTTGTAAATACTTGGCAGCTCTACCTGGTCCTGCATTTACACCAAAATCAAAAACGCATAGGTCTAAACCTCCAGGTAAATCGTCACCTTTCATTTTATCCCAATAACCTTTTTTATAAATTGGTGCCACATCTTCAACAGTTAAATCTTTCATATCTTTTGTACCACCGTGTTCTAAATAAACTCTTTTAGTAACACCAAGATTTGTTTCTCCGCCTGGATCCTTAGGATGATTTACATAACCACCTTCGTGGTGTAAAATAGTTTCTAGGCATTTATCGTAATTAGCTTGCATTTTATCCTCTCGTTAATTTGAGTATTTTTTCTATTTGTGCCTTGATAATTGGACCTCTGTTTGGCCAATGAATATAAGGCTCGTCTGATTTTTGTAAGTTATACAAGAAAGGTAATATAATTTTTTCTAAATCAGTAAACCTTTTCTTTGTATCTTCGTCTGTCACCGTTTTTGTTACCGTTTCTTTATCGGCCACAATTTGCATAATCTCATTCATCATAGACTTAATATCGCCTACATCTGCTTTAACTTTTGAGATTTCTAATTTACTATCTTCAACTACTTTAGGGTCAACACTAGGTTTATCCTCTGGTGTAGATGAAACTGGCGTCATACCCCAATCATCATCAAGGTCAAACCCTCTCATAAAATCTGGTATATCTTTTGCCATTTTATCCTCTTTGTTTTCGTTGAGCAGCTTGTCGTTTCTGGTGTTTCTTAACTACTTGTCTTGTTTTAATATCTTTGGTACTTTTATTACCATATAAATCGTGGACTTTACTTCCTGGATGTGCGTCACCAATTCTACTTAACATATCTTTCCAACCACCATCAGTTTTTAAACCACCAACACCCATTACACCACCACTTATATTTATCTTTGTAAGTAATTGTTTAATGTGTTTATTCTTTTTTAAATATTTTTCCTTTTCAGATATTGACATCATATCTGTCCAGACCTTACCAGTTTTTGTATCTTCAAAATCGTATGTTGGCACTATAATGTTCCTTGCATATAATTTAAAACTACAGCTAATACTCCAAAAAATATTGCAATACTAGCCACACCATAAACATATTTCATATTAATCCTCTGTAGGAAAGTATTTGTTTAACATTTCTAATTGGTCATCATATTCGGCGATAAACTTTAATTCTTTTTCTAATGTTTCAACATGGTCGCTGTGTTCAGCTACACCTTGAGCATTTTTTAAATGTACTTCTACATTTGCAATATGTTTATCAATATGGCCTTTTGCGTGTGATTTTAACGCCTTAATTAAATGTGTTCTACTCATTATGTTCCCCTTATATTTCTGCCTGGTCTTGTGCTTCTTTAACACCTTTTAAATACC